ATTCCATCGCTTGCCGCTTCGCTTTCGTTAAAACCTACACCAACGCCAACGCCAGCGCCACTTCCAATACCATCGCTTGACGCTTCGCTTTCGTTAAAGCCTGCGCCAACACCAGCGCCACTTCCAATGCCATCGCTTGACGCTTCTGCCTGGGAAAAATTACTACTAACTCCTATTGCATTCCCTACGCCATCGCTGGAACCGTCAGCAAAGAGAAGGTGCACCCCAACGCCAGCGCCACTCCCAATGCCATCGCTTGACGCTTCGCTTTCGTTAAAGCCTACACCAACGCCAGCGCCACTCCCAATGCCATCGCTTGACGCTTCGCTTTCGTTAAAACCTACACCAACGCCAGCGCCACTCCCAATGCCATCGCTTGACGCTTCTGCCTGGGAAAAATTACTACTAACTCCTGTTGCATTCCCTACGCCATCGCTGGAACCGTCAGCAAGGAGAAGGTGCACCCCAACGCCAGACGCAGATCCTACGCCTGCGCTACTTCCATCCGCCTCTTCAATTGACGCCCCGCCCTCTAATGTGTTGCCGCCGTATAAATATAAAAGATTCGCCCGATCATCCGCGTCAACCGTTCCGTCTGGCTCAAACACAAGCGGAGAGGGTATTCGTCCAAAATTTAGAAGCGCGAATCGTTTTGCAGCACTATCAATATTATTATTAGCATCCTCGCCAACAACCGAAGATGTTGCGGCCCCTGTGGCTCCGGCATTCGCTTCATTAAACCCAACGCCAACGCCAGCCGTTGCGGCCACGCCATCACTCGACGCCACGCCAGTATCAACGACGACCCCGGACATTGACGACGATGCACTTCCAGATGAACTGGCATCCCCTTCAAGGACGGTGGCCCCTATGCCTGCCGCTGTCGCCAACCCAATCGCTGACGCAAGCGTCAACGCAAATCCAACCCCTACAACCGCACTTGCCGCTTGGGCAATAGCACTACTCGCCGCTGTAAAAAGATTAACCCCATCAATATCGCTGGACGCTACACCCGCAGCATCCGCATCTGCTTCTTCAACGGTTGCGGCGGTGAATGGCGTCTGGACTTCAGAAAGCGCCGTCCCAGTATCCCAGGTTGGACCCTTCGCGCTACCATGCGGTGCATTATTCGTAATAGTGTAACGAACAGCGAGACGGTCAGTGGTTGACCATGTGCCTAACGAGGGGTTCGTGACATTAAAGGAGAGTGAGCCGGCAGATGCCGAACTTTGTGCGCCTTCTGTTGAATTAATGGGACCGTTCTGAATCGTCCCACTGCTATTCACACGATACCAATCGACGGTAATCGTGGTGCTAGCCGTCGCCGTACTAACTTCGACTTCACACGTAAATGTCCCAGTGCTGGTTCGTGTAACAACAGTATCTTCATTCTCTTCGTAAAAGCAATCATTCGTTCCGCCTCCATAAACCGCCGTTACTGTATCCGTCGAATCGGCGGGGTCAGATGCCGCAATCTGGTGCGTGAACGCCGTACCTAATGAATGCGTGCCGTTAGCGTTATGTATATAATACGTCTTCGCCATTCCACCATCCAAGTTTTACGGTTGCATGTTGAAGATCTGGGAGATAAGGACAACGCCGCTCAATTTGCGTCCCATCTGGTAACGTCACAATTTCCACAATAGGGTTTGGGTCATACTTTACGCCGGTTTGCCCAGCAACCCACGTTTCGCCTTCTGGGTAGAGCCAATATAATGACGCGCCAGCGAATTCCGTTTTATAACGACCATTCACTAGCGTGACACTCTGCACACCATCACTTCGCATAGTCGTCCAATCTTGTGCGCCTCCTACATCCACTGTACTATCTTCATATTCAATAACGACTTCCATTAATCCTCAGTAATCGTACTTGTGGTTTTCAATCGCGGGATTACACCGGTCGCCATTGTAATGTTCGGCGTGACCGTTCCCGCATATAAAATCTTCGTCGCGCCACCGCCTGTCGGACCCACACTAAAATGCGTAATGGCCCCACCAGGCGAAGCCGTACATTCTCCAAAATCAATATTGGCGACTGGGCTTACGCTATTGCCCGTAACAGTCCACCCGCCACTAGTACGCGCCACACTAATCCTGGCATATCCAGTGTAAGCCGTTTCGCTTGATGTTTGCGTCCCAGCGTCCGTAGGATCAGCGGTATGTAATGCGACTGACAGATTCGTTTCGGGGCTAGACGCCGCGTTGTCCGCAAGATTTGCAATCGCTGTAGCATTAAAAATTAACTTCAAGAAATCATTTTCAAATGTATCGCCTTTTCCTGCCATAACGCCCCCCTTAATTTTTATTGTTTACCGCCTACGCACTCTTTTCCGTCTATGCAATGGTTTATTTGGTCGCAACATCGCATGACTTTGTAAAATAGCGGCCATCCCTTTCGAGACGCGGAAGCCGCCAACCATCTCCGTATCAAACCCCCATGGCGCCGTAACACGAAAGCCTGCTCCAGCGTATCCAATAACGCCTTCAAGCACGCCAGCAAAATAAGTGTTCCCAACGGAAACTCGCCAACCCAAGGATTTAGTGGCGTCTGGTGCTGGTCCTCGCTTCCATGGACGACCGACCCCTGGGATTGATTGTCGTTTTGCTTGAGTATCAATCAAGGCCCTGTCTCCATTTTTGCTTCAGAATAATCACCGCCCACATCAGTTAATTGTTTCTTGGCGACCACGGTCCCGGCGTTATTATAGATTGCCATCACATCAGGGCTTCCAGATGTTGAGACATTTAATTGATTACGTAAAGCCATATATAGCAACATCAATCCTGTACGAAGCGTTGGCGTTGCTGTTGGTTGCGCTTGCGATAATTCACTAATCGCTGTATCAATCGATGTATTAATTTCAGCTAACACCTCTGCCTTCATCCCTGTACTCATGCCGCCAAGATTGGTCAGGCTTGCTCCAGCGTCCCCTAAATCAATTAATAGCGGAGGGACGACAGCATCCTTGCCTGACGATACTTTTAATTGAATGATTGCATGATCGACGCCTGACGCAAATGCCGCATCAGGAACATCGCAACGGTACAGCCCTGGCATATTCGTGTCATCAATAAGAATGAACCCTCCATCGGTATGTGCAGCATCCGCCGATGCCAATGTGACAAGCGTAAAATCTGTTCGTGCCATGCCTGTACGCAAATATGATGCACTCCCACCTGTCTCAATATCCGAAAAGAGTAGCCCCGTCACAGGTTCCCCTGGAGCGCCACTTCCTGCATCTTGCATAATATAAAAATACACCGATACATTTGTGGAGCCTGCGAGAACATTCATTGCAACCCACCTTGTAAATTACGTTGGAGTAATATAATTAATTGGCCAGGCGTAGATGGTGCAGCCAATTCATTCCCGCTATAAAGGTGCAACATCATTGCGCGATTGCTTGCGTTCACAACACCATCATTGGGTTCAAAAACCAACGGTGAAGGGATACGTCCAAATGCCAGCATTGAATATAAATGCGTTGGCGGAGTCGCAAACGCAAGATAAAGCGACAAAAGAAACCGACGATCATCATCATCAACCGCCCCATCAGGCTCAAAGACCACCCTTGGGGATGATTGCCCGAAGTTCATAAATGCATAACGCTTCGCTGCACTATCAATCGCCATTATGGGCCATCCGTCATTTCTCCACGTGTTGCGGTTGCCGTATCATCCGACACGGCGGCATCATGATCGACCGTTGAAGCATCATCATTAAATAATGAATATGTTGTCGCCGTCTGTGTCGCTTTATTCCTCCAGGCTTTATAAAGGAATCCAATCTTGTCTTTTAAAGAAACCGTTGCCCCTGGGGCACCTTTTGATGGCTCCGCATACGTCGTCACTGTTAACGCATTATCGACTTCCGCATTGACACTCGTCTTCATCGTCGCGGTAAGATCGCCACTGGTTGGCGCATTCGTGAGATTTGTCACCGTCGTTATAGTACCGGCCGTAATATTTGCTGTACTTGCTAACGTCGCATTAGGGAACGTTACTGTCCCAGACGCGCTCGTTGCCTGTCCACCTACCTGTACCGCATCACACTCAATATGTCCGGTTCCTGCTGCCGCAAATAACGCATCATACGCACTCGCTTCAAGGACCATAAAATCCTGCCAAATAGGAATATTCACCGTATCCCCATTGAACATGATTCGTAAGACTCCCAACGTATTTGTATCTGTCGTACTCAACTCAACATTGTAATACCCAACTTCATCATGTGTCGGTGCCGTTGCAGAATTTCTATCTGCCATATTACCGCCATTTTTAGATACTCGAATCCCAGTCGTCGCATTATCCATTGCAGTCGCAAGCCCTGTTTCTGGCGTTACACCATCTGTTTTATCAAGTCCTGGGCCAAACTTAATTGTTACTACGGTTGATTGCTTAAGCCACATTGCCATATCTTTCTCCTTCTAAGGGATAACTGTAAATTGCTTGCGCTCACCAATAACCGAAGCATCAGTGGGCAACGCGGTTAACAAAGCCTGCCGCAATGCTGTTCCTGATTCGTCGTATAATGTCTGTTTCCCAGCGACTGACACTCCATCAATTCGCTGGACAAGAGAAAGTAATGAAATATATTGACATTGCTCAGGGATCGTCTGCGTCCCGCGTGTCGTTAAGTCCACCAATTGTTCAGCCCAAAATACTTCGCGTGGATCAATAACAGGAAACGACTTATGGAATTGGTATTCTGAGGTGCCAGTAATATCTAAATGGATAAGAATCTCTGTTGGTAAAAAATCGCTATCACCGGCTTTCCCTCTCGCTAAAATGCTGTCAGGAATACCCAAAACGCCGACACCTTGCCCATCATCCCAGAAGCCTAAATCTTGATGTGGGCTTGCATTCGCATCTGTATACGCCAATAAATCGCCAGCATTAATTGTCGTATCATTTGATGGGTCGCCAATCCGGCGTATAGAACCTGAAATATTCGCTCTCGTAATTGTTGGAAGTCCTTGCGTTGGCGTTGTCGCATCACGGAATAAAATATAAACATTTAAATTTGTCGATTCTCCAATGATAGCGCCACCATAAAATCCCATTTTATACACCCCCGACCTACAACATTAATAAGAATATCTTCAAAAAGGTCTCAACGGATCTAATGGATTAGGATTTAACACTTCAGGTGGGACCCCGCTTTCTTCTGCCGGAATACTTTGACCAAATCGATACCACCACACATTGGGATTCGCCCCATCTGGCTCTGGAAACGCCCCGCCAAATACAATAAGAATATTTTGGGCGGGGTCAAACGCCATAATATTCCCACGGACAATGCTTTCTGGATCTGGGCTTGTCCCGGTCGTTGCCGTCCCATCTTTGACGATAGCTTTATCAACCTCCCATGAATCCAACACCGGGTCATAGACGTGCAATTTGGATTCAGCAAATGTTCGCGTCATACTTTCAACAAAAATATATTTATCATTTCCGACATCATAATGAAAAAACGCATCCGCGTTATAACTTGCGCCATTCGTATCGTTTTCCTGGGGCAATGGCGGTGTCGCTAACGCATTCCAACAGCCAGTGCATACCAATGGGGTTCCTCCAGCCTCAGCATCAATCGTGTCGATATCAATATATTTCATCTGGGCAACATCAGGCGTCCCAGATTGAAGGTCTAACCAAACCACACGTCGACGCGAATCATCCATAATTGGAGAAATAGGCTGAGGGCGAAATGGCGGACTCAATGAGTTATCTTTGAATTTCTCCCATGTATCTGTTGATGCATCATACCGACATGCCGAATTATCACCGCACCCCATCCAAAAGGTATCAGTCGCCAAATCATACCCAGCGTGTAATACTGATCCCCACGTCTGAACATTTGGCGGAGTCGCCCATGGGCCTGTTCTCGTGAGATTTTGGTCTTCATAAAGTCCGGTTAACGGATTAAACGCTCCCAACCCTGCATTCCAAATAAATGGAGAAATAGATGAATAGTTTGAACCCCAATCAATCAAAGGCGTAACTACCGTTGGCACTACAGGGTTTTGCCATAAATAGGGATCTGGCTGTATAGAACAAATCCCAGAATTATTTTCTAAAGGTTCAATGCATGTTCCGTCAGGGCAATCATTTACCTCCCACCCAGGATGATTTGGATGAGTCCACTGGAACCCAGGGAAAAACCAAAACTTCCCATCAGCATTTCTAAATGCCACAGGATATTGATCCATCCCTGGCAATCGTACTTGGTTTGTTTCTGTCGGACATACATCGTGGATTAACGCCCATGTATCTGTTTTGACATCATAGGTATACGCAGCACTAACGCCACTCCCACCAGCAATCGTAAACGTTGCAGTTAAATGATCACCGCCAAATAAATAAAACTTTCCATCATTAGGCCAACGAAGCATGCGAAGATGTTTCATCGTGTACGATGGCTGTGTGGTCCCAGTTCCAACGGGGGCAATCGATGGTTGATTAATTGGAAGATCATTCCGATGCCAGGTATTGTCTGGAATATAAACTTGCGTCGTATCTGGGTTTGTGTATAGATACACGTTCTGGTCTTTATCAGGAGATGTCACAAATTTATCAAGATGAGGAATATACGCAAATCGACCAAATACGCCTGCTAGTTGTGAATGAAAGGCTGGCCCTCCAGTATCATCGATCTTCTTGCAATGTAACGTCAAAAGATCAAACGTCCAGACTTCATCGGTGGTATCTGTATCGATAGTCGGAACCGCGCCTTTATATATCACCACCTTATCTGTCGTTATATCGTAGGCCACACCTGGAGCTTTGGCGCGAAACGCCTCAGTGCATGATGATTCTGTTGCAATAGTTTGAGGCTGTGTTGTTGGATTATTTACATCAACAATGACGGCCTTAGGGTTACTATTGGTATCGTTAGTTTCTCCACCACCAACAAGTAACATTTGGCCAGGATATCGTTTTGCGGTTGTCGGTAAAAATGTTGCAGAGTATCGCCAAGAGTTTGCCGTCCCGAATAATGTCGCTTTCGTAGTCGATGGCCATGCTGAAACAGACACCCACGCATTCGTGGATAAATCAAACTTATGAAGTCTCAACGAACCATTGTCATTCGTAAAGGACCACACCGCATTATTCGTCGTATCGTATGTGAGCGTAGCGCCCCAGGGACCAGGATCAAAGGCATGTGTCTCAAAGAGCTTGCTCCATGTATTCGTGGTTAAGTTAAATATCCAAGTGTCTTGCCCAAACCCGCCAGACGCACAAGCAATTGATCCGCCATATAAAAGCATTTGGGGGTCAGAACGCCCATTCTCTGGGGGGATATATACAAGATTTTGGAAGGTGTGACGTGAAGTAGGATGCCCGATAGGGTCTTCAATAATCGTGCAACTATTAGTCGCCCAACCGACAGGCCCGCTTGTCCATGGCTTGAGATTCGCCCATGTCAGTGTATCAACGTTAAAGGCATAAACTGAATTATCATTTCCGTCCGCATGCCCACCACCCAAAACGATGAGATTATGATTTACATCGTCGTACACTCCACCCGAAAACGCCAACCAATTCGCGGCAAAAGCGGACGGACTGATTCCTGATGGTTTTATCCCCGCGTCATTAGGGACCGTTGTCGGTTGCTCCTCCCATCCAGCGAATACCAATGAGCCTGAAAGGAGAGCATAAATAAGGAATGCAAAAAAGTAAGTCATTCCCGACGCATTCTTAAATTCGAGTTTATTATTGCAATAATAGCCCCACCAGCCGAAGATGATTCAAACACTTCTCCGTCAATAAAATACTCATCCCCATCAGCAGGATCTTCTAGCAACTCGCCATTTAAATAAAATGTATCAGCCATCAGTCACAACCAATTTTGGTGAAATATAAAAATGTCTAGTCCCCGCAATACTCGCTAATCCAATAAGGACTCTTCCGCGCATAATCCCTTTCGTACCAACAGTCAAACCTTGGATTTCTAGTTTTTGATGATAAGTATAACTTGTGCTCCAGGTGGAGCCTGTGTCATCGGTTTGAGATGAGGGTGTTCCAGTAATTGTTGGCTCACGATCTGAAGCCAATGTATAAAACTGACTTGTCGCGTCATCTTGGTATTGGACCTCAAGCCAGACTTGGAGTTCATTAAAGTCAGAATTCGTATTTTGGATATAGACCGCAACATCATAAGTGCCCGCTGTAGCAATATTGGTATTAATCCACGGCGTAATCAATGGACTAGATGCAGAGCAAGCCGCCGTCGTAACGATTCCTGTCGTTGCGGTTTCCCCGCCCCAAGAAAATGCAATGCCTTGCACCTCTGGGCCACCTGTACGTGTCACGGTTGAATCACGTAAATGTCCTTCCTTGGAGGCGTACAGAAATTGGGTAGGATTATCCCCGGCGCTACAATTTACCATCGTCACGCTTCCTGTCTTAATAACCGTATTATAGTCATACAGCACATGCGTTGCCGCCATTTTACAATTCTCAAAAAGAATCTGGCTTCTTACGCCAGTCGAATATCCAAATAATTCTGGCGTTGTCGCGTTAGTTAAACTGGTACAATCCAATCCGCTAATACGCGCCGTTCCTCCGGTCGTAAAATCAGCAAAAATATTTCCTGTTCGATTTGATCCATTAGCGATAGACCCACCCTCAATGACGATGTTCCCATATCCTAAAGAAAACGCTTTATTGGCTGACGCTCCAGAATCATTCGTAAAATCGAACGCACAATCCTTAAAGTTGTATTTGCCTGAATCAAGGAAGGTGATTGAAGAACCAGACCCAACTTTTAACGTACAATCTTCAAAATATTGGCTGGTATCAGTATTCCCATCAAAATAAATAATCCCTTTACTACTCATCTGGACGCCATAAAAAGCCCAATTTTCTGAAAACAAAATGTAATTCGATCCCGCGTCTTGATACGTATTGATTTGATTCGCGGTCGCTTTAGCATAATTTGTAGTTGCATCGGTCACAGAAATTACAACAACAGGCGTAGAAACCCCGCCAACGGCTGAAATAAGTTCATTGGCACTATAATCATGAGCATCCTCATGATTTGACGCAATGTACACGGTGTCAGCCGCCGTTAATGGATGGGCAATATTGCCAAGCCATGTTGCCGCTTTAGCCCATGTATCAAAGGGCGATGTATCTGTTCCGCTTCCAACGTAATAATCGGCCATAACTTATCCCTTATTTGTTAATTCGATTTTACCGTTGGCCCTTTTAAGTCGTCTGGCCAATTTTCTTTCGCTTGCATCGACATCGCATGGTGTCCGGCAATTTGCGCCGTCGTGTCATACCCGAATGGACGCTCAGGGCGGAACCGTTCGTAATTAGTCAAATCGGGATCGTCTGAATCTGACTCCAAGCGTTTAATAATTTCTCGCCATTCTAAAATCTTCGCTTTATTCGCCTTCTCCCACTTCATATGTTTGTAGACAGTTCCATCTCCACCACGATTGCGACGCATCTCTTCTTTTGATGGAATTCCTTGCGTAAATTCTTCACGCAATTGACGCTCACGCTTCACCGCCGCATTTTTTTCGGTCGATGTTTCGTAAGGCTGTGGCGATTGCGTATCCAACGTATCTTTCATTTGCTTTACTTGCCGCCGTAATGCACTCTTGTCTGTGATGTACGACGACATATTCGGGTTCGTTAATAACTCCTCCGATGCCACAAGATCCTGTTCAATCGCCGTTCGCTGTGATGGCTTCAATGTCCGCGTCATGTGCTATATCCCTTTCTTTGGCTCCTCCGTCACAGGCGTAAATGAAGGTGCAGGATCTTTTACGCCTTTAGTTCCAGGAGGAGGGGTTGGCAATGTTGCCTTTACAGGCACTTCTTTTAATTCGGAGTAATAGCGATTCGCCATAGTTCACTCCTTCATTACGAGGTAGAAATTACAAGTACGCTCACGGTGGTAGAGGCGAGGTCAATGGCGCCACCTGTGTTGTTCAATAACTGATATGTCACTGTGTCAGCGGCGGTGACATGCGCATCAGCGGCGAGATCCGCGATATCAAGACTTAGACTTACCAGACAATAATCGCCTAACGCCGCGCCCGTAATCGTCAACTCTCCAACTTCTTCATTTCCATCAGCGATTGATCCGGCGTCATACGTTTCTGATCCTTCGTATACGCCCGTAATAAATGTCGTACTCGACGCCGATGTCCCTATCTTAAACCCACCTTCTGCCACTACTGTTCCAAAATGCGATTCAGCCATGGTATCGCTCCTTCACGCAGACGCCCTTCCAGGCGCCTGCGTCGTTTAGGTTTGTGTCGTTTAGACATCGTTCCCGAGAATCCACCGCCAGTCAATCCACGCATACGAAAAGCGCGTATAGACACGCCACTTCCGCACGAACGAATCGAAGTCAGAAGTATTGGCAAACTCAACAGGGATTCGATTGAACCACATCAAATTATCTTGCCGCGCTTCACCGTCCATCATGAACCAGTCGGTGGCGCTCGTCATGTAGTTCCATTCGTAAATGGTGTACTGTCCGTAATGAACATTCGCGTTATTGTCGGCTGTGTTCACTTTCCCCAGTGAACTGACGATCTCATATGAGGTTTCGTACAGATTCGGTGGAATCCAAATCTCAGTCGGCTCCACATTAATCCGCTCGCCACGATCACCACTAAAGTTCCGCATCTGAATACGGTTTGCGGCAACCGATGTGGCGCTCAAAGCGGCGGTCGATAAGTTGTCAAATCCCGTCGCTGTTGATGCCCCACTGGTTGTAGTATGCGAATTACTACACAACGGCACACCCTCAGAATGACTATAGAATAAATTATCTACCGAGAACGCCATCGTTAAGGCTCTGGCGCCATGCGTTTCCAATGTCCGCTGCGCGGAACGTGCTAATTTCGCTGGCTGACGATCCATCTGATTAAACAGGTCGTCATCGATCAATGTACGTCCAATCTGCATCCCCAAGGCATACTCTTTATGTGTCGCCGTAACATCATAACCTTGAGAAATGGAATCGTAACTCACATTCCCAGCAAATGGTTGCAAGTCGCCTAATTCGCCAAGTTGACTAAATCGTTCGTCGGCGCCCTTCCTTGCGGTTTGCACGTTAAAAAGCAAACTCCTCATGTCTGGCAAACGTTTATAGGTTGAATCGAAAATCTCTGAAAACCGTCGATCAAGAAGATCAGTATAATCCGATGATATTTGTGGTACTGCCATAATTCACTACTCCTTTATGCTAAGGCTGATCCAGCAAAAGCATGATCGGCACAAATTAAATTAACATAACTATTCAGCAAACCATTATTACCGAGGTCATTCAACACCAATTCCACAGCCCTCCAGGTCGGTGTCGTATTTAACGCCGTCGCTACAAGTGCATCGTACTCATCCAGCGTTGTCGTAAGCGTGGCGTATTGAATAGCCCCTTCCGTGATTGGACAAACAAAGAACAAATCATCAGCCGCAATCGCAAACGGGAAGGCTTGAGTAAGATTAACATCGGTTGCATCGGCTGGCTCCATGCGCCGATAAACACCTGCGTTCGCACCGGAATAGCAAAAGATCACAGTATCATCAACAGCAGACATATCAACGGTCGATCCACCGCTGGTTGCTGATGGCGTTACCAAAATGCCGGTTGCGGAAGCCGCCGTATTAAAATACGGAATCAACGCAGACCCAGATGTGGCAGCACCCGACAACCGGCATTGCCACACCGCATCAGCATTCGTCACCACCGACACGGTTTGCGAAGGATCGCTATTGTCGGATTGTTGTGCAGTGTTATAGGTGGCGGTGTCAATGGCCATACCCACGGCATCAGCCGATGTCGTCGTGGTCCCCAACAACACGCCTTCATTATTCGCTGTGGCTCCAATTACTGGAACACCTGGCGTCGTAACAGAAATCCCAACTCGCATCTTTTGTACGCGAGTTTTTGCCCCACTATGAATATACGCTAATTGTGACATCTTATCTCCTTCTGTACTGGGTTGCTGCAACGTGTCGTTGGGTCGACCGTCGCTGCTTCTGCTCATCAGGTGTCGCCCAGGCATTAGGACGCACTTCTTCATGCAAAAACAATCGACCATCGTTCCCAGTAATTTGCACACGACAAACATCACATGGGCCGAGTACGGGTTGGTGTTCATAACGGTAAACGGAATAATAGCCGCACCGTCGGTAATCAAACTTCCCTTGGCAGTCACCGCACAAGATGAGGGTCTTTTGTAAGCTCACCATATCTGAGACAAGTGACCCGGCTAAGGTGCCGCGTTTCCTGCCGCCAAATTCCAGCGCCTTGAGTCGATCATGCGAGGACCATTGTTGGGGCGTCAGGATAGTCGGAGAGGTACTTTTCATCGTAACAACTCCGAATGTTTCTCTCGAAGCTTCGGGTTCACCGTTTGTGTGGCGGCTCCCTTCACTTCTTTGCGTACTGCATTCCAATCTTGATAGACCCCCTTCTCGATATACGTTTTATATAATCGCTTCTCGCTAACTGATAACACATCGAGTGGGTCTTTCTTCCTTTGATTAGAAGACGGGGCACTTCGACCGCCGACTTCTTGCGTGGTATCACGTAATTGTGCGGTGCGCGTCTGTGTCGCTCTTGCATCTTTAATACGTTGCATCGGACCAAAGGTTTTCTCTAGCGCCAAGAGCTTCGTGGTATTATTGTCTGACAACCCAAGGTTTAATAGTCGTTGGTATTCTGGCGTTGCACGTTGATTTGCTTGTGTCCCTGTTTGATCCCACCCAGGGTAAACCTGGCGATACTCATTCAATTGATCGACAATGCGTTGCTCTTGCGTCTGCGTTTGCATCGCACGCACCGCTTCTTGCTTGGCTTGCTCACGGTTCTGTAGTTGCATCTGATCGACCATTTGGTCTTCCGTAATGACGCCTTCATTCACCGCTTGCCGCAATTGCTGTGTCGTGAAGAACTTCACTTCCGACGTCGGCTTTGCCACGACTGGCGCTGCTTGCATTACTGGCGCCTCAACAAATCGTGGCACCTCCTCTGCTGGCGGCAACACTTCTTGTGGCGCTTCCTTAACCACTTCCTCAACTTGGGCTTCCTCAATGATAGGCTCAATCTCAGGGTCAGGAAACGTTTCTTCTTGGCGCTCAACGATGTCGTCAGCCATAATGCTTACCCCTTTTTCTTTTGTAACATCAGGTGGATATTCGGGTTCTTCATCCCGATATGAATTTTGCCAGACTCACTTTTTTTGTTCCCCGCAACATCTGTTCTTCCTTTCTTTCGTGCCATCACTGCCTCCTTTGTGTTACGCGCCAATCACTTGTGGCTGCTTTTTCTTCTTCTTCTTCTCTTTAATCGATCCAGTCGTCGGGTCCTGCTTCATGCCCTTCTTGGAGATCCCTTCAACATGCGATGTCGATTTACTTGGTTCGCCCTCGAAATTTCCCATCCACACCCCCTAAATAAACTTATCGTCAATCGTCTTACTCTTTACTTTTTTGGGCTTAAATTTCTTCAAAGCGATAATCGGTCGCATAATAGGTTTCGGTTGCGGTGCCGGCATCTTTTTCACTAACTCAAACATCGCGCTCGTAATCTTTTCAAAATTCGTAGGCTGCTCTTTCCGCACCTTCGTCTCTGTTGTCGTCAGGTGTTCTTTCTCAAGGGCTTGACGCTTCACGGGCGGCCCCTCCTGTTTAACGGAAGGACGCTGTTCTCTCACAGGCTTGAACGTCACGCTTGCTGGGGATGTGACAATCGGCGGAAGAGTGGAAGGCTTAGGTTTTTTCTTAGGAGAGGGTGAAGCTGGAGGCGGGGCCGCTTCTTGCTGTATGGGAGGACGGCTTGAAACCGTTCCCGCTAACTTACTGAAATTGCTGGCGATATCTCGAAAGATCCGGCGTGCTTCCGCAGACCCTAGTGGAACATCCTTAGGTAAGTTGGTCTTCTTTGCCATGCTCGCCTCCGTGTTCGTGATACGCGGCGATTGTTCGCTCCAGACGTTGTATCAGCAATAATTCTGCGGAAATAATATCCAGTAGGGACTTTTGTTTAGCTAAATATTCATACGAATAATCACCTGAGTATTTCATGCTATCCAGATGTGCGTCAAGTTTGGCTTGAATCGCCCCCATTTCCTGGTGGATAGTGCCACGCAAATCCACCCACGCATCCGACAATGCTATCACTCGCACTTGTGACTCTGGCTGTTCCCTCTGCTCTCGAAGCGCCCAAGCCGCGCGAACCTCTGCTAAGTCAATTGACATACACCCTCCTTTTAGTCGCGAATCATCACGAGATCAAAATCAATGGAAATTCGCCAGTCATATCCTGTCGCCATGAGAAACTCCTACGTTAAGGTTTCATCTAATAATTCATTTTGTTGGACTTGCGGATTCCCGCTCACGCCTGAATTCGGCGCTTCGCCTTGCGCTTGCGGACCCGGCGTTCCACCCCCGCCACCTAATGATTGTTGGAATTGTTGCACCTGTTGTAATAACTGTTGGCGTTGCGCGGCCTCTTGCGCTTGACTTTGGACGTTCGTGATATAGACTTGCACCAACGCCTGTACAAACTTATCAATCTCTTCCGCTTCCGGTTGCTGCATGAATGCTAAGATCTGTTGGATGTGTTGCTGTGGGCCTTCAGTAGGAACTGTGCGCTGTGGCATTCGCCCATTCATCAATACGTTAATGGCTTCTTGCGCCGTAATCGCCAGCCGTCCTTCTGGGTCCTGTGGCGGCGTGAGATAGCGTGACGGTTCGTGCTGCACCAGCTTGATAAAGTCCGTCAAGAGATTATGAATCTGTTGCGGTCCCACTACGCCAATCTGCAAGGTCATCGGATTAATCAACATCTGCATCAACGTTTGTAAGACTTGTTGGGCGGTGGCTTTATCTGAATTAAAAGACCCCGCCGTAAATTTGAATTGCATTCGTCCGCTAATCATGGCGATATCATCCACCGATTCGTACACATTCCGACCTTGCTGGTCTGGCTCCATCAATCGAAACTGTTTTTGTGGGGGTAAGAATCGTTGGTTCAGTTCATGCATGATCCGGTAAATATCTTTGAACCCAGAAAAGAATCGGCGTAAAATCCGTTCAGGGCGAGCATCACCTTGCGATAAAATACTTTGCATGCCCGACGCGGTTCGTAACGCCGACGCCTTGCCTTTCGGCACACGCCCAAACTGAATATCGCCTTGCATCGATGCCTTCTCTTGGATCTGCGACAATAGCGACAACATATTCAACCCATACGAATCACTCTGCGACGTGAACGCCATAATCTTCAGATCACGCTCTGGGTCATTCATGGGCACACCTTCACCTGGCGCAATGCGTAAGGTTTCAGGATTCACGCCGCTGGTTGGACGATACGCAAACCACGGGACATTCTTAATCGTCGCCGCATCCACCATTTGATCGTAGGTAATCTTTTGTAAGTCGTGAAGCGACTCCAAGAGTTCCAATAAACTAATGCCATACGCTCGGCCTTCCACGGGAAGAAACGACGCAGACGCCAAGGGACGTAACGGTGGGTCGGAAGGGTAGGCTTCTGTAAGATAGCGCACACGTAAAATCGTTTGCGTCTCACGAATCATCCACACCACTAGCTGCTCCTCTAGGCCATCCCCATTCACATCCCAGCCTAAGAATGCCTGGATACGTGTGAGAGGTTGAGCGCCAGAAACTTCATCGGGTCGGCTTCGCCCTTGTCCGCCGTGGATGCCTTCAAATTCATCCTTCAAAACTTTCTGCTCGGAGTTCCCTTCGCCTTCCGTGGGATCTTCCCGCGTGGCGCCTTCGACTTTCGCTAAATCTTCATCAGTCATTAAGTCGTAATAGCCTTGCTTTTGAAGGCGACGAATTTCATCTAAAGTGGGATAATCCAATAACAAGACATGCTCGGCCCCATTGGGGTTCGCGGGAGATTGTGCTTGCACATTATCCGAGCGCCACGGCACCACCCATTCATCGACACTCTTCGCAATGACCACCGGCCCATCATACGCCCGCACGTCACGTTGTAGATTTAATTCCAGGCGTCCGCCTTCCTCTTGGATATACGCTTCTACTGTGACTTTACGTTCCACTTCATTATCGAGAATGGTGCCGCGCCATCGAAACCCTTCCGTATCAATTTGCGTGAGTTCCACGATCTGAAAGATTTGCTCCATCGCACGACGCACCCCATCCGCAATCGTCACTGTGTCAGGGATGGGATTAAAAATATGCAGATCATTGACCGCTTCGTCGTACCGTACCCAGGGCACATGCGCTAAGAAGACCCCATCAACCACGAATTGCTGAACTAACGCGGCCACCGTTTCTTCGCCAGGTTGCTCCACGAAAAACTGATAGTCCAACAGGTTATCGATATGCTTTTGCTTCTCGACATCCACCTTCTTCATCGCCATCGACTCCACCACGGGATGCCGTGCCAGCACCGCGTTATGGATGGTGTCTTGCGTGCGTAAACATTCCGTCATCAAGATCGGCAAATGGGCGTTGCTGGCGTTCGTCCACGGAAACGTTTTCGGTTCACGCCATCCTCGATACTTCGCATATCGCTGTACCCGCATCTTATTCCATTCGTCGCGATCTTCAAGATCGCGGGTCAATGAATCGCAGATATGTCCCGCGAGCGTCTTCTCGTCAATATTAAGTGAGGCACGTTTTCTCGACCGCATAGGTTGAACTTTTTTACGTGGCATGGCGTCCTTCCTGTATCATTGATCCTTGGCACTTCGGGCAAACTGACGGTGGCTTCTCAGGCAAATCCTCTTCACACGGTTCCCAGCGCATGTAATGCGAATCACCGTAATACACTTTAGGGCATCCAAGATACAATGTTGCCTGACATTTCGTACACACAATGTACGTCTTAATATCCTTCATGCATGGCTCCTTGCGGCTTGATAATCGTCCCTTGATTGCGTAGTAATGCAAACGTGGGCATGTCATTCATTAAGTATTTTAAGAGCGCCGGATAATCATCATACTTCGGCTTGGGTGTCTGTTTTTGATCGCGGGTCTCTTTGTTCTTATAGTCATCCCACACGAAGCGTTTCATTTGATAAATCGCTAACGCACAATGGGCGTCGTGAAATCGTAAGCGTGGGCGCTTCGTGAGAGCATCTGGCTTGAGATATTCATCCACCCGCATCCGCCCCACTGAACTATCCATGCCTAGATCACACGGCAACCCCGCCGATGCAAACTCATCCTGCCACGATACGTCGCGTTTCGTGGACGCCGGAGAGGCCCCCATATTGGGGTCGATAATTCGTTTCGCCACATACAGCCCTAGCTCTCGTTCGATCTCTTTACATCGCTTGGCGACTTCCAACGGTTCATCCGCGCATTCTCCCGCGTACACCACCGAGTAATCATCGTTCCCATTGACCTGCACATACATAAACATATGCGGCTTGCGTGGATGGGGATCAAGGAGAAAGACGGTGGGCCATAACGGGTCAATCTTGAAGTCTGCTACATGCGTGTAATAGGCGCCATCATCAGATAAACACTTCACGCAATGATCGCCGTCTAGCAAGGTTTCCTCGTTGCATTTAAAACACCACCACGCCTCCACCGACGTAAACAACGCATGCACCAAGTTAGAGAACCGAATCGGTTTTCCTTGGATGCGGCACGCTCGTTCCACTTCCGACATCGCCGCTGCTTCTCGCCGCACGCTCACTTGATCGATATTCAGATTTTCCGTCGTAACCAATTCGATCCATTCCACGTCGGGATGTTTCTTGGGGCCTTCCTGCCCAATGTCGTAAATCTCATCAAAGATCCAATCAACAGGAATACTCGGATCATCCGGCCACGTCATGCCTAAATTCATCCGCCCCCCGACACTCATTATTCGCGCACGGTTCTCTCGATAAATGCTATAGCTGGGTGGCTCATCAATCACGACAAGATGAAACTCCCCTGACGCAAACTTCGCCGGATCTTGGTCATGGCTCATAAACTGGAAAATGGAATGGCCCAACACCCGGTCTAAATTATCCGGGTCACGGCACAACACCGTTAATTGACGCTTCGACTCCTTCCAACTTTTCTCCCAACTGCCACTCAGTAAACAATCGCGTGGAATCCACCCCCAATGCCCCGCTTCACTCCCTTGTACCCCAAAGCCATTCCAACTGGAGTACCGTAATTTCTGGAGAATCACCGGCGCCAACGTGGTCGTATGCGACTCACACACCACGCGCACGGAAATCGGCCCACGAATCTTTTCGCGTGGATAACTGGCACGTAATGACTCAGGAATCACGCCCGTCGCTTGGATGGCCGCTTCCGCTAAATTCGTATCCGTCTTGCCCGACCGATTCCCGCCACCAATCCCCATCAGATGCGCCGTGGATCGATGCACTTTCCAGGCATTCGCTGACGTAGGCTTGTAATACAATAACTGCCATTCCTGGCGGTCTTTTTGAGTGAAAACTAACGCTTCGTTGGTGAGTTCGACGAGTTGATCGTCAGTCAGGAGGGAAAGGTCGCGTGGAAGGGTGGCTAGGCTCACTTGCGTTTCTTCCTTTTTTTGCCTGCCTTCGTCAATGACGCCGCCACCGCCTGCTTCTGTGGGTGTCCCGCCTTAACCATCTCTTTGATATTCTTACTGATCGTCTTGCGACTTTTTCCACACTTGAGAGGCATACAGCTCCTCCTCAACTTTGGTCAATTGCGACATTTTCGCCGACACTTCCAACCGTTGCACTCGCTGTTCAATCTTCTTGATCTGCTCCCGCTCCGCTCGTGTCATGCTGTACCTCCGGCGTTACATTAATCGTCATGCGCTCCCGCTTTCGCCGGTCTAACTCCTCCGTGAGCGCCGGTAAGACATCCATAATCTTCTGCCTCCCCTGGAAATTCACGGTGGTCGTGGGTTTATCCAACTCTAATTGACGCATATCAAAGCATTGACGGGCCGCATTCATCCGATCCCGCACCGTCATCTTCTTCACCTCCTCACGGGTGATGCCTCGCGCCAATCTCAACCCTAAATTGCCGTAATACTTTGCCCGTGCGTCACTGTCGGGCATCTCTTTCGCCCAAAGCTCTGAATCCCGCGTCTTATCGGCCAAATCAGCCAGTTCGTCATCCGATAATTTCGTTGGATCAATCGGTAATTCACTCAACGCCGTCGCTAAGGCTTGCGTGGAACTCGGCGGAATATTGGGTGGCGTCTTAAACCGCTGCATACGCCTTCCATTCCCCCGCCATTTGCGAGTAATACACACGCTCATATTGCGCTTTCGGTAAATACTCCATAGTCTCCGCCCCCTCACCCGCCAATTTCTTCTTCGTACACCACGCTATTCCCCAATCTTCCACCATATACCGAGCCAATGTGCCATGCTCTAACAACTTCTCCCCTCGTTTGCGCCGGAAAAACCATTTCGGATACATCATTTCACCCCCCGATTCTTTTGAATGTGGAAATGATCTGCCTCCAACAACACCAAATAGTCACTCCCTAACAACTCTTGCGCCGCCAATTGCACATTCTTCCGCAACTCAAACGGCACATCACAACTCTGAAAGTCCAAGCTCCTCGCTTCGTAGTGTCCTGACGTGAGACTATGCGTACCATCCATTCCGCTCGTTAATGTCGGCTCGTATGCCATGGAAATCGTCCGCTGACACGCCTCCTCCCACGCCGCTTTAATCTCTAAACAAGTGGCGTTCCACATCACGCATGTATTCTGCTTAAACTTCATCCTAAATATGTTTCATCAATCACAGGGATGAGACAATACCCTTGCACCGTCCAAGGCTTCGTCGGTAATTGTTGCACCTCCTCATCCGACGCCTGCTTTAACCCCTCAATCAACGTGCGTGCCGCCGTCTGGCACGCTTCATACGTCCCATACTCCTGGTGGGTGGCTTCCTTCACCCCCTGACAGCCTGTACTCATGCCGACATGACACACAATCACCCAGACGAGATACATCATCTCAATGCTTATGCTCTTCCGTTACAGATAAAAACTCCTTTAACCGCTTACATCGACTCGTCTCTTTTGTCCCCGCACATTGCTCCAATAACAAATACGCAATAATCTCATCCTTCCGCAGACTTTGCGTGTTATGGGACTCCAGCAACGTCAAGTGCCTGCCGAATGACTCACTAATTTCCACTAACGCCTTGCCCTGCTGCTTTAGCGCTTCCGTCTGTCCCGCATGCTCAATCCCTCGCTGGCGCATCTCCCATAACGACGGCGTAATAATCATGCCTCGCGCCTCCAAATAAAACACCACAATCAAACAAAACGGCGTGCCAATAAACAGCGAGATAATTAATACGCGGGTCTTCTCCCACTCGCTCAACACGTCAAGCACCGTCTTTAACGGTGACTCAATATTCAAACGCCTGCCACGCCCTTACGTATAGCGCCTAACCCACTCACCGCAATACCTAACTCCTTAATTACTCCGCCAACCTCTATCCAGCCTAACGCTTCCGCCAGTAGCCCGGCGTACGTCACCACCACACCCACTACCGTCAAATATCCCTTGCCTGTCATCATCACCTTATCCATACATTTCCTCCCTCTCTACATATAATCGTAACCGCTCGCCCACGTTCAGTTCCGTAAAGAATTGACGCACCTCGCCACTAATGGCGCACTCCTGCTCCATCAACACTTGCACTACGTCAGCGTCTATCCCGAGGATCGTGAGGGTGAGGGGCGCCATGCGTGGGAGTGTAAAGGACCTTACGTAGAATTAACAAGGGTGGATTGGCTAAGGGCGGTGGATGTGGGGGGGGTGGCCATTAGGTGTTACTACTTATATGGAAGCAACGAGAGACCGGAGAGCACATTCAAAGATGCTGCACCAGTGCAACAAGGTTGTTGCACCAGCGCACACCCGTACAGTCTTATTTATTATATATTATGGATGCTGGGGGGTGTGTATTTGGGGAAATGGGTTGCGGGATAATTTGGCGGCGCGGGACTCAACGTTCCCACGAGGGGGGTGGGGGTGTGCCGATTGCCTAATGCCATCCACTTAATGGATAAATAAGATAAAAGTAGGGCCAACGTCGCATAACTGTTATTGTG